GGTCGTTGGCGGGCTAGGCGGCATTGGATGAGTGGTCCGCTGACTGATTGGGTTGTCGTTGAAGCGTTGGCGCTTGTTCGAGCTAAGCCGGCCCGCCGTGCGGGCTCGGCTTGAGCGAGGAGTTATGCAGCACCCCAACGAAAGGACAACATGAACACAGAAAGAATTGAACGCATCAAGCTGGCCTGGGCGCTTTTGTGGTCCAGCGATACAGGCCTAGTGCGCCACGTCAGAAGAGAGGTCGGCCGCATTGACCGCGACGTGGTGTTGAACTGCACGAACATTGCCCGCGTCTTCTCTCTCGAAGGCCATTCAGGCGCCAGCGCCAGCATCGTGATTCCGTGGATTGAGAAGGCGCTGTTATGGGAGCCAATCGCACCGCTCACTGGCGAGGATGACGAGTGGGCAGACCAATCCGAGGCAAGCGGCTATCCGCTGTGGCAGAACAAGCGATGCAGCCGCGTGTTCAAAGAGGCCGACGGGTCTTGCTATGACGTGTACGGCATCGTCTTCAGGGAGCCCAGCGGGGCCTGCTACACGAACGGCAAGAGCCGCACAGCGGTGGTGTTTCCATACCTTCCGCGCACCACATACGTGGACTGTGCGGCATAACGTAGAGGTGAGCGGATGACCACGGCGGCACCACTGCCGGACAACGAGACAGAGCGGGCCGCCGTGGGCAGTCCGCTCGACCGCACAGTTAGGTGCATCGTTCCGATGCGCGCGGCTGTGGATGCTCTGATGAAGCGCTGCCAGATCGGAGTGGGCGGCAGGCACGCACTGGACAACGCGCACGACATCATGGCGGAGTGCTACGGCACGCTGGGGGCTCTGATGCTGACCGTGGAGCGGTACGCCGCCGCGCTGGAGTGGATTGAGGGCGCGACAGCGGCAACGCCGGGGCTCACGGAAGCGCAACTTGGGCGCGTGCTGGCGACGATTGGCCAGAAGGCTCGCGGCGAACTGCGCGCACCTAACATTTGCGATCACCTGCCGTAGGTCAGGTGGATCGCAGCATTGAGCCGCCGAACTGCCTAAAACGCCACCGCACCTAACGCAGCAGCACAATGGACGGCCTATATTTCGCGGCATCGCGGCCACTCGCTATTGACCTCTTCTGCGGCCTCGGCGGCTGGACGAAAGCGCTTCTCGACGAGGGGTACGACGTGGTGGGCTTCGACATCGAGCGCCACGAGTACGGGGACGAGAAGTACCCGGGCCAGCTCGTGCTGCAGGACGTGCTGACGCTGCACGGATCGCAGTTCAAAGACGCAGCCCTGATCGTCGCCAGCCCGCCATGCCAGGCGTACAGCTACCGCGCGATGCCGTGGAAGCGCGCTCGAGCGCTGCCACCACCTGACAACAGCCTGTTTGAGGCATGCTTCCGCATCCAGCGCGAGGCGAGCGAAGCTGCAGGCAGGCATGTTCCGCTGATCGTCGAGAACGTGCGCGGCGCTCAGAAGTGGGTCGGCCGATCTCGGTGGAACTTCGGCAACTTTCACCTATGGGGCGACGTGCCCGCGCTGATGCCAATCGCGCACAAAGCCGGCGTCAAGGTCGGCGGAATCGATTGGGGCGACTCAGCCAAAGGCGGCAAGGCGGTGGCGTTCAACACAACAGCCGAGCAACGACTTCGCACTGACGGCAAGCTGCGCGCATTCCCGAACGCCCGCAAGGCCGCCAGCGCCATGATCGCCAGAATCCCCTACCCATTGGCGCAGCACATCGCTCGGGTATTCAGGCCAGCCGAAGCGCGCTATGATTGAACTAGACCGGCCTAGGGGTCTGCGGTAGTCCCGCAGATTTCCGAAGAGGCGCGATTCACTACCGCACCCTGGCCAGCGTCTACCTCGAGCCGAAGTTCCCTAGTGAGGACGACCTGAGCTACGCCGACGACCTGAAACACCCTCTCTGGCAACAGAGGCGCCTACGGGTGTTTGAGCGCGCGCAATTCACATGCGAATGCTGCGGCAGCACATCGAACCAGCTGCACGCCCACCACAAGGTCTACCTCCGCGGCCGCAAGCCATGGGAGTACGACGACGAGCTGCTTGAGTGCCTGTGCGATCCATGCCACGCCGAGGCGCACGAGAATCTTGAGGAGCTGTACCTGGCTGTCGCGGAGTTCCCGAGCGCCGATCTGCCGATCATCACGCAGGTGATCTTGGCGGACCTGTCGGCCAGTGTTCAGAACCACCTCCAGGACGCGGCCGACGCGCGCCTTGACTTCAGGCGTGGCAGCTGCTCGTGAACTACTACGAGCACCACCTCGGCGACTGGGCCGCGGCTACCAGCCACCTGTCATGGGACGAGGACATGGCATACACGAGGCTACTTCGTGCCTACTACCACGCCGAGGGTCCCATTGCTGATGGACAGCAGTACCGTCTTGCGCGGGCGGCATCTTCGGTCCAACGTAGGGCCGTTGACGCCGTGCTGGCCGAGTTTTTCTACTTGGCCGATGGCCACTACAGGCAGAAACGCGCGGACGAAGAGATCAAGCGCTACCGTGAATCCGAGCCAGACAGAGAAGCGAAGCGCGAGAACGCGAAGGAGCGGCAACGCCGATCACGAGACCGTAGAAAGGCCATGTTCGACGCGCTGCGCGGTCACGACATTGTGCCGGCGTGGGACACGCCAACGAAACAACTTGAATCGCTGCTGTCACAAGTGACGGTCACACCTGTCACACCACCTGTCACATGTGACGACACGGCTACCCATACCCATACCCATACCCAACACCATACCCAACTTAAAAAAGAAATACCCCCCAAACCCCCAAAGGGGGCCGTCCATGGATTCCCCCCTGGATTCGAGGAATTCTGGCGGGCGTACCCGCGAAAGGTCGGCAAAGACGCGGCTGCCAAGGCGTTCGCCAGGCGCAAGGTCGACGCGGCACTGCTCGCGCAGATCCTTGGCGCGCTCGAGCGGCAGCGCCCGCACCTCGATCTGCGCGACGACGGCCGGTTCATCCCGCACCCATCGACGTGGCTCAACGAGGGGCGCTGGCTGGACGAGCCTGACCTGCTCCAGCAGGGCGGCAACGGAGTAGCGCTGTGATCGACTTCATGGCCGAAGGGATCGACATCCGGGACGCCACCGGGGCCGAGGTCAAGGCGATCTGTCCACGGTGCAGCCACACGCGCAAGAAGTCCACCCAAAAGTGCCTCAACGTCAACACCGAAACCGGCGTATTCCACTGTTGGCACTGCGATTGGAGCGGCAAGGCCAGGGAGCCGAATCAGCACTTCGAGCCGCGCAGAACGACCCCGAAGACCTACACCAAGCCGGCTCCACTGACGGGCGCGATATCTGCGGGCGCGCTGCGCTGGTTCACCGAGCGCGGCATCACGGCCGAAGTGTTGCAGCGCAACAGGATCAGCACGGCGGCGGTATTCATGCCGCAGGTTGGCGCCGAGGTCACTGCAATCGCGTTCCCGTACTACCGCGGCGGCGAGTCGATCAACTGCAAGTTCCGAGACCGCGAGAAGAACTTCCGCATGGTGTCGGGCGCGGAAAGGCTGCTCTACGGGTACGACGACATCCAACCGACAACCATCATCGTCGAGGGCGAGATGGACAAGCTGGCCTGCGAGGTGGCCGGTTTCGCGAACTGCGTGAGCGTTCCTGATGGCGCCCCGACGCCGAACGCGAAGAACATCGAATCGAAGTTCGACTACCTCAACGACGAACGGCTGCAGGAGGTGGAACGCTGGCTCGTGGCGGTCGACAACGACGCCCCAGGTCAACGGCTGCAGGACGAGCTCGTCCGTCGCTTCGGCCCCGAGAAGTGCCAGCTCGTTACCTGGCCGGAAGGCTGCAAGGATGCCAACGATGTCCTGATGCAGCACGGACCGAAGACCCTGCGCGAGTGCATCGAAGCGGCCCAGCCGGTCCCGATCGTCGGCGTCTTTGGAGCGGATGCTTTCGCCGACGAGTTCCTGCGGATGTACGACGAGGGCGTCCCGTCTGGGATCTCGACTGGTTGGGAGTGCGTCGACAAGCAGTGGCGCATCCAGCCCGGGCAGCTTGTCGTCGTCACAGGGATACCTGGCCACGGCAAGAGCGAATGGGTGGACGCCCTGTGCTGCAACTTGGCGCTTGATCAAGGCTGGCAAGTGGCAATGTTCTCACCGGAGAACTACCCCGTTCGTCTTCACATGATGAAGCTGGCCGAGAAGTACATCGGCAAGCCCTACAACCCAGGCCCGCACGAACGCATGACGAAGGCACAAGCGTCCAGCGCGGTCGATTGGATTCAAGAGCACTTCCACTGGATCATGCCTGACAGGCCTAGCCTCGACGAGATCATGACCAAAGCAAAGGCGCTGGTCTTGACGAAGGGCATTCGAGTGCTCGTCATCGATCCGTGGAATGAGGTCGAGCACGCAAGGCCGGAGGGAACGACAGAGGCAGAATACGTAGGCCACGGGCTGATGCAGATTCGGCGATTCGCACGGACGCACGACGTGCTGGCGATCGTCGTTGCGCACCCGAGACTGCTTGAGAAGGACGGCAAGGGCCGATATCCTGTGCCAACCCCTTACGACATCTCAGGCGGCGCGATGTGGCGCAACAAGGCGGACAATTGCTTGTCGGTTTACGCCGACCAGGCTGATGCGAAGGGGGCGGTCGAGCTCCATGTGCAGAAGGTGAAGTTCAAGCTCTTCGGGCAAGTCGGCAAGGTCGAGTTGACATGGGACCGGCCGACCGGGCGATACTTCCAGAGGTTCCCTACGTGATGGAGGTGCAACCATGATCGAAGCGCGCCGAAGCGGGGATCGGCTGTACTTGCGCGAAGTGCCGGACCACCTGCGCGACCTGTCCGCCTACGACGAGACCATCCTGCCGGACCCGCCGGCGCCGGGGTTGACCATCAACCGCGGCCCGCTCATGGGCGCCCTGATCCTCATCGCGAGCGGCTTTGCGCTCTGCGCCATCGGCGCGCTCGTGTGGCAGGCGGTGTTTCCGTGAGGCGCGCAGCGCGTGTAGATGCAAACCATGCATCAATCATTGCTGCGCTGCGGCAAATTGGGGCATCGGTTGTGGACACGTCGGGGCTGCCGGGGTTTGTTGATGTGGTGGCTGGGTTTAGGGGCCGGACCGTGCTTTTCGAGGTCGAGCGCCCACCGGGGCCCCGTGGTGGCACAAAAGGGCGCCAGCTCACGCCAGATCAACGCCAGTTGCACGCGACATGGGCGGGTGGACCGTTGGTAGTGGTGACCACCGCGCAAGAGGCTGTAGGGGCGCTAATCCGATGACCTGTCAAGCCTGCGACCGCGCCGCCGAGGAGCCTAGCCACGACTTCACTGCAACCTGCAGGGGCTGTTGGGCGCGCTCAGTCGCCAGATCCCCGCTGTTCCACGCCGCCAAAGACGCCACACGAGACGACCCCGAGCGCGAGGCCAAGCGCGAAGCCTACCGAGCGCTCATGCAGCGGTTCAGCCTGACGCATCAAGAGGTGCTGGCAGCCCTCGAAACCGATGTGTTGACTCGCTCCGCGTCCGCGCGATAATAGGCCCCGCGATGAGCAAACCTCCGCAGTGGACCTACGATTGGGCGGCCATGCTCGACGAGCTCTACACCGCCGGCATTACGGCGTCGCAGATCGCAGCCAGCACCAACATCGTGCAGACCCACCGAGCGATCGAGCACTATCGCCGCGGTGCGCAGCCGCTGTACTGGCGCGGCAAGGCATTGCTCGAGTTCTGGTGCCTGCACATGCGCAAGACCGCCAACGACGCCCCGCTGCAGGAGATTCGCCGCGGCATCCGGGTTGTCCGCGAGATGGTGGTCGCCCCCAGGGTCCAAGCGCTGCCAGACTGGCCACCGGTCAAGCGGCCGAAAATCACCCTGAAGCAGCGGGTGGCGGCGTGAACGCCGGGCAATTTATCAAAGGTGAGAAAAGGGCTAAGCAAGGGCGCCCAAAAGGCAGTATTGCCAAAACCACCGCCGTCTTGAAAGACGCCATCCTGTTGGCGGCAGGAGCGGTCGGGGACAACGGCAAGCGTGGGCTGCAGGGCTATCTGGAGCGTGTGGCCCGAGAGGATCAGAAGGCGTTCTGCGGGTTACTCGGCCGAGTCCTGCCGCTGACGGTTGCCGGAGATGGCGACAATCCGATTGTGGTGACGGTGCGCCGGTTGACGGATGCCTGAGATCGAGCTGCCGGCCGACGGCTGGCGGCCACGAGACTACCAAATGCCTGCCTGGCGGGCTCTTGAGGCCGGATGTAAGCGGCTGGCCTTGGCGTGGCATCGCCGAGCAGGCAAAGACGACCTCAGTATCCACTGGACCGCGTGTGCGTTGGTGCAGGAGGTCGGCGTCTATTGGCACATGCTGCCGATGGCCAACCAAGCGCGCAAAGCCATTTGGGATGCGGTTAATCCGCACTCCGGGAAGCGCCGCATCGACGAGGCGTTCCCTGATCTGCTGCGCGATACCACGCGCGACCAAGACATGTTCATCCGGTTCCGAAACGGCTCGACGTGGCAGGTCGTGGGGTCGGATAACTACAATGCCCTGGTGGGGTCACCTCCGCGCGGTGTCGTGTTCTCTGAATACGCCCTGTCCGACCCATCGTCATGGGCCTACCTGCGCCCGATCTTGGCGGAAAACGGTGGGTGGGCGATGTTCATAAGCACGTACCGCGGGCGCAATCACTTTGCCAAGTTGGTGGAGTTCGCCAAGACTGACCCCGCGTGGTTCGCCCAAGTGCTCAGTGTGGTCGATACCAAAGCCATCCCGCTTGAGGTGGTCGAGCGCGAGCTGCGGGAACTGCAGGCCGAGCAGGGAGAAACGGCGGCAAACGCCATCATCCGGCAGGAGTACTACAGCGACCCAGACGCGGCGATTCCGGGGTCGTACTACGGTGAACTAATGAGTCGTGCCCAGCGCGAGGGGCGACTTGGTGTTTACCCGTGGCTACCTGATCTGCCGGTGGGCACGGCTTGGGATCTCGGCCATAACGATTCGACCGTGGTGTGGTGCTACCAACAACTCCACGGTGGCAGGGTGCGTTTAATCGACGTGTTCGAGGGCCACGGCAGCGGCATTGATTGGTACGTGCGGCGCCTGAAGCAGAAGCCATACAACTTCGCCGACCACATTTGGCCGCACGACGGCGGCCACGGAAACATCCGTGATGTCGGTGGGACAACACTGGCGGCCACGGCGCAGAAACTCGGGCTGCGCCCGCTGAGAATCCTCGATCGCGACCCGACCGTGCAGCAGGGCGTCAATGCAGTTCGCGGAATGTTCCCGCTGCTTGAGATCAACACTGAGCCAATCCCGTTCGATGATGAGACGCCGGAAGAAGCCAAGGCCAGAGGCGAACGTGCGATCAACGCCTTGCGTATGTACCGTAGGGAGTGGAGCGAGAAACTGCAGCGGTTCGGGGACCAGCCATTACACGACTGGACAAGCAATACGGCGGACGCCCTGCGGTATTTGGCCAGGGGCCGCAAGCCGTTCGTGGGCGCGCGGCCTACGGACCCGGCCGCTATTGCTGCGCGGCAGCACGCCCAAACCGACTACAGCGTGCTCGGGTAGGGCAAACCGCGCCGAACGAGCCAGTAGCACAATCGCGCCATGTCAGGAGCCGTTCGCTGGATTCGCAAGCACGACCCCATCGTGAGGTCGACGCACAGGTCCCTGGTCGCCATCAAGGATGCCCTCAAGCCGGACATCCCGGACCCCGCGGCGCCAGGTCCGCCCCCGACGATCGAAGACGTCGACGCGCGGCGCCAGGACGAGGCCGACCGCCTGCGTCGCCGCCGTGGGCGCGCATCGGCGATCCTCACAAGCGGGTCTACCGACGTTCCGTTGACCGCATCCAAGACGCTGCTGGGCGCATGAACCTCGACGACCTGCAGCGGCGATTCGAGGCCGAGCGCAACCGCCGCGCCAATTTCGACACCATGTGGCAGGAGATCGCCGAGCGGGTGGTCCCTGCGATGGCCGACTTCAACGTGCAGCGCGCCCAGGGTGAGCGTCGCACCGAAAAGCTGTTCGATGCGACTGCCGCCCTGGCCGCGCAGAAGGCCGTGAGTGCGATCAGCGCCTTTGTCTGGCCGAGCAACCAGAAGTATCAGAAGCTCACCACCAGCGAGCCATCGCTGAACAAGGCGCAGCGCGTCAAGGTCTACCTGGACGAGATGACCTCGATCCTGTTCGACGCGCGCTACTCCCCGCGGGCTGCGTTCGATGCGCAGATGGGTCAAGCGGCGCTGCAGCATTTCGTCTTCGGCAATGGGCTGATGTTCATCGAAGACAACATCCGCCAACAGGCGATCAGCTACCGGGCCGTTCACTTGGCGCAGGCGTACCTGTGCGAAGGTTCGGCCGGGCGCGTCGACTCGGTGTATCGGTGCTGGAAGTGGCCGCTGCGGCTCATCGCGCAGAAGTGGGGCGAGGACCGTCTACCGGAGAAACTGCGTGCGCGGCTTGAAAAGCACAGCTACGAGGAACACGAGGTCGCGCATGCGGTCTACCCCCGCACCGACTACGAGCCCAGCAAGGTCGGCTATCCATCAATGCCGTGGGTGTCGTGCTACTGGCTGCCCAACGAGAAACACCACCTGTCCGAAGGCGGGTTCGAGACTTGGCCGTTTGCCGTGCTGAGGTTCGCCCCGAGTCCGGGGGAAGCCTACGGCCGCGGTCCTGCGTGGATGGCGCTGAGCAATATCAAGGTGTTGAACGCGCAGAAGAAATCCATCTTGCAGGCTGCGCAGAAGGTCGTCGACCCCCCGTTGTTGGCCTATGACGACGGCATCATGGGCGTGTTCAACCAGACCCCGGGGGCGATGAACTACGGCGGGCTCGACTCACAGGGCAATCAACTGGTCAAGCCACTCATCACCGGGGCCGACGTGCGCATCGGCATGGACATGATGGACAAAGAGCGCGAAATCATCGGCTCGGCGTTCCTCATGGACGTGTTCCGGGTGCTGATCGAAAACCCGCAGATGACCGCGACGCAGACGCTCGAGCTGTTGCAGGAGCGCGCCATCCACATGGCCCAGGTCGCCGGGCGTATCGAGTCCGAGGGGCTGGGTCCGATGACAGAGCGCGAACTCGACATCCTCGGCCGAGCCGGTCAATTGCCCGAGATGCCGCCAGAGATGGTCGAGGCGCAGGGCGAGTACCAGATCGAGTACACCTCGCCGATGCGCAAGGCCATGCGGTCGAGCGACGCGATCGCGATCTCGCGCACGATGGAACAGATCGCCCCGCTGGCGCAGATGGACCCGAGTGTTATGGACGTGTTCGATACCCACGTTGCGGCGCGCGAACTCGCCGAGATCAACGGGGTACCCGCCAAGATCATCCGCGACGAAGACACCCTCAAGGCGTTGAAGGAACAGCGCGCCACCGACGCTCAAGCTGCGCAACTGCTCGAGGCCGCCCCTGCGATCTCACAGACCGCCGCGAACCTCGCCAAACTGCAGGCCGCTGGCGGGCTTGTTCCGGGTACCGCGTGAGCTGGGATGATGCGTACGAGCGCTTGCGAGCGCGGCTGCACAGCCGACGCATGGCCTACCGGGCGTGTTTCGGGGTCGAGAGTCCGATTCCACGCACGTGGCGGTTCTGGCGCGCACCCAGGATCGAGGAGATTTCCCCGGCCGGCGAGATCGTGCTTCGGGATCTGGCGCAGTACTGCTACGCCCGCAAGCCCACGCTGACCGTTTCGGCCGTCACCAAGACCTCGGACCCCTATGCAATGGCATTCGCCGAGGGCCGGCGCGATACTTTCAACCGTATCTGCACCCTGATGAACCTGACGCCAGACGCAATCGACCGCATCGCCAACCACAGGAGCAATGAAGATGCTTGAAGCCAACGCAGCAGTACCTGCCGCCCCCAGCGCTCCAGCGGCTCCAGCCGCGCCAGCGGCACAGACCCCTGCGCCAGCCGCGCCAGCCGCACCGCCCGCTGTCGCCTGGCTGCCTGCTGACGCAGACCCCGACATCATGGGCCACGCCCAGGTGCAGGCTTGGGATTCTCCGGCTGCAGCTGTCAAGGCTCACCGGGAGCTGCAAAAGCTGTTCGGCGCCGACCGCCACGGTCGCACGGTCACGATCCCGAAGGACGACGAACCGCCCGAGGCATGGGCGCCGGTCTTCGACAAGCTCGGCCGGCCGAAGACACCCAGCGAGTACGCCCTTCCGGTCCCCGAAGGGCAAGACCCGAAGTTCGCCGAGGCCGTGTCGGCGCAGTTTCACCAACTCGGGCTGTCCACCAAGCAGGGTAAGGCTCTTGCCGAGTGGTGGAACCAGCAGACCGCAGATGCGATGGCCAAGCAGTCAGCCGACGAACAAGCGGCCCTTGCCGCCGAGCACCAGGCGCTGCAAAAGGACTGGGGCACCGGCCCCGACGCCGCAGCGCGCAAAGAGATCGCCCGGCGGGCCGCGGTGTCATTGGGGCTGGATGAGCAGGCTATCGACGCCATGGAGAAGGTGCAGGGGTTCTCCAAGGTCATGAAAGCGCTGGCCAAGGTCGGCGATCTGATGCGCGAAGGCGGTGGAGAAGGCATCGACGCCGTGGGCGCGTTCGGCATGACCCCGGAGGGCGCCAAGGCCAAGCGCGCGCAGTTGATGGCCGACAAGGAGTGGCGAGCCAAGGCGATGAACGCCGCCTCGAAAGAATGGGCCGAGCTCCAGAAGCTCGACACCATCATCTCCGGTTCGGTGATGCAACAGTAGGGCAATCCGCGCCCAATCAACTGATGCACCATGCGTCCACCGGATATGCCGAAAGGCCCCGGTGGACTGTTCGGACAGACGGACCGGGCGGCGCACGACACGCGCAAGCGAGGCCCCCGTAAGGGACATGCCGGGCGAGAGCAAATGTCAACCCCCGCTTGAGGATCAAACATGTCCGCCAACTCCCCCGCCTTCTACAGCCAGCAATACGCCTCGGCTGTCGAACTCCTGGCGCAGCAAGCTGACGCCCGAATCGCGAGCGTCTGTTCTCAGATGACCGCTGTCGGCAAAGCTGCGACCGTCGTCAACCAACTCGATGTCGTCGAGGCCGAAGAGCGCACGGCCCGCTACGATGACATCGTGCCGGCCGACCCGGCGCACAACCGTCCGTGGGTCTTCCCGCGCTTCTTCGACCGCGCCGTGCTGTTCGACAGCATGGATCAGATGAAGATGAACGCCAACCCGCAAAGCGAGTACGTGCAAACGCTCGTCAATGCGATCAACCGCAAGAAGGACGACGAAGTCATCCGTGCTTTCTACGCCGACCGCCTGGTCGGTGAAAACGGCACCACGACGGAATCGTTCGCGGCGGCGTTCCAAGTCGGCACCAGCGTCGGCGGCACGAACTCCGGCATGAACGTGCAGAAGCTGCAGACGGCCATCCGCATCATGGAAGAGCAAGATGTCGACCTCGACATGGAACAGCTCTTCTGCGTGATTTCGCCGAAGCAGAAGCTGAACCTCATGGACGAGATCGAGGTCACCTCGGGTGACTTCTTCCGCGCCGAGGTGATGCGGACCCGCAGCCTGAACGGGTTCCTGTCCATCAACTTCATCGTGAGCAACCGGCTGCCGGTCGACGGTTCGTCGCTGCGCCGCTGCCCGCTGTTCACCCCGAAGGGCATGGCCTTCTGCACCTGGGATGGCGGCCTGACGACCGATGTGTCGCAGCGCCGGGACAAGCGCGGTCTGCCGTGGCAAGCCTACGTCGCAGGCAATTTCGGCTCCGTGCGTCGCGACAGCGACCGCGTGGTCGAGATCAAGTGCACCGAGTCTTGATCCACCCTTCAACCTGAAATAGGAGAACAGCAATGGCTGTCGTGACTGTCAAGAGCGGTGCGATCACCAACTACACCGCGTCCCCGAAAGTGCCGATCTCCCCGGGTCTGCACAACGGCAATATCCGGGGGTCCCGAGCCCTCGTCGCGATCGCCAACGGCGATTCGGTGGCTTCTCGGTATCAGCTCTGGCCGATCCGCTCGAGCGATTTCCTGCCCTACTCGATCACCTACACCGCTGCCGACATCGGCACGACCACGGCGTTCGACCTGGGGCTGTATCGCACGGCCGATGATGGTGGCGCGGTGGTCGATGCGGACTTCTTCGCCAGTGCGGTCGCGCTCAATGCGGGCCCGTACAACCACGTCGAAATCTGCACCGAGGCCGGCGCGGCTGGCGGCAACGTGACCAACGGCGAGAAACGTGTCTGGGAAGCCCTCGGGCTGACCGCCGACCCGTTCCTGACCTACATCGTCGAGGCGACCCTGACGGGTGCGGCCGACGCGGCGGGGTCGGTGCTGTTCAAGTCGCTGACCAACCAGGGCGAGTAACCGCGGGGGGCTTCGGCCCCTCGCCTCTGCGGAGGAATCATGGCCGATCGTTTCTGGAGCATCAGCGCCGGGCAGGAAAAGGTGGCCGTGGCCGAGACCGCCTCGACCACTGCCGGTGCACACGTCGAAGTGCGCATCACGTACGACAACGCGGCGTTCACGAACAACAAGCAAGCGGCACTACGCGCGCTCGAGTACGTGAAGCAACGCATCATCGAAGACACCTGGCCGCCGGTGTGACATGGCAACACTCCTGAGCAATGCAACAGCAACCGGCGCGGCGGCCACCTGGGGTGGTGGGGCCGGCGTCTTCATCGTCGTGGGGACCTTCACGGGCGCCACGGTCGCGCTGGAGACGCTGGGACCGGACGGCGCTACGTGGGTTGCATCGCAGGCCGGCCTGACCGCCAACGGCGTGCAGCGATTCGTCTTGCCGCCAGGCCAGATCCGCGCCAGCGTCACCGGCGGCACGCCCTCCGGGCTCTACGCCAACGCCGAACTGGCCAAGGGGTAACCCGTGGCCTCAGCCGTCCAGATTTGCAATCTGGCGCTGACCAAGCTCGGCGCCGCGCGCATCACGGACCTGCTGGACGACACCAAGCAGGCGCAGGCGCTAAATGCGATCTACGATGCCACGCGCGACGCGGAACTCGCGGCGCATCCGTGGACGTTCGCGATCACCCGGGCAGAGATCCCGGCACTGAGTACGGCGCCAGCCTACGGATGGGCTCGGGCCTACCAAAAGCCAGCAGGTACGCTCCGGCTCGTCGAGGTCGGGCAGTTCTACGCGCTGTACGACACCGGCGGTCAACCTGGATTCGAACTCGAAGGCGAGACGATCCTTACCGACGAGGGCTCGCCACTTCAAATCCGCTACGTTCAGCGCATCACCAATACGGGGTTGTTCGCGCCACTGTTCGTGCAGTCATTCTCGTGTCGCCTTGCGTTCGAGGTCTGCGAGGGGTTGACGCAGAATCTGTCCAAGCGCGAAGCCGCATGGAAAGAGCGTAACCACTTCATCGCAGAAGCCAAGCGCACGAACGCCATCGAAAGGCCCCCACAGCGACCGCAGGATCTATCCTGGGTCCGTGAGATGACCGGCGTAGGGAACGGCTGATGCCCAAGGCGGCGCCGTACCAAGCCGCGTTCAACGGCGGCGAACTGTCGGAATACATCGCCGGTCGACCGGACGTAGCGAAGTACGGTGTCGGCTGCCGGCAAATGTCCGGCTTCATCCCGCTTGTGGAAGGCCCGGCTATCACCCGCCCTGGCACGGTCTTCGTGTCCGAGGTGAAGAGTTCAGCCAACCGAACATGGCTTGTCCGGTTCGAGTTCAGCCAGACCGACGCCTATATGCTGGAGTTCGGCGATCAGTACATCCGTTTCTACTTCAACCGCGCGCAGGTGCAGGTGTCAGGCGTTGTGGCGTGGGTCACGGCGACGGCCTATGCTGTTGGCGATCTGCGGTCGAACGGCGGCACCAACTATTACTGCAAGACAGCTCACACATCGGGCGTGTTCGCCACCGATCTCGCGGCCGGGAAGTGGTACGCGCTCACAGGCACGATCTTCGAGATTCCAAGCCCCTACACCGCCGCGAGTCTGACCAACAGCGACGGGACGTTCGCCCTGCGCTATGTGCAGACCGGCGATGTGGTCTACCTCGCGCACGGGAGCTACGCGCCACGCAAGCTCTCACGTTTCGGCTCGACGAATTGGACTCTGGCAGAAGTCGACTTCGTGCCGCCGCCGTTCCAAGACGAAAACACGACCGCGACCACGATCTACAGCGATGTGAAGACGGGGGCCTGCACGCTCACGGCGAGCACGGCCATCTTCGCGGCGTCGCACGTCGGGCAATACCTGTTCCTCAAAGAGAAGTCAGTTCGCGACATCAACAAGTGGCAGCCGGGGGTGGCCTACGGCGGCGGCGACCTCGTGCGCAACGACGGGAAGAACTACAAGGCGCTCAACGCGGCGACCAGCGGAACCAGTCCGCCGATCCACACCGAGGGCGCGGAGTACGACGGCGCCGTGCAATGGGAGTTCCAGGACCCGGGCTATGGGTGGGTAAAGCTGACCGGATTCACCGACACCACGCACATGACCGGCACGGTGATCTCCCAACTGCCCGACGGAGCAGTGACCGCCGGCAAGGCAACGAAGCGCTGGGCATTCCAGGCATGGAACTCAACAGACGGCTATCCGACGTGCGTCACCTTCTTCCGTGAGCGGCTGACCTTTGCTCGAGACGAGACCGTTTGGCTGTCCGTGGCTGGTGACTTCGAGAACTTCGCCACCGAGATCGACGGTCAGGTGACCAGTGACGCAGGATTCGAGCGCACCATCGCAAGCGATCGGGTCAATTCGATCCGCTGGCTGTCGCCAGGTGACGTGCTGCTCGTGGGGACGCACGGAGACGAGTGGGCGATCAGCGAAAGCACGACATCGGACCCCTTCGGACCCGCCAACGTCAAGACAAAGCGGCAAAGCGTCTACGGCTCAAGCCAGGTTCAACCCCAGCGAGTCGGCAACGAAACCGTGTTCGTCCAGAAGGCCGGCAAGAAAGTCCGCGCGATGGCGTTTCGGTTCGAGGAGGATGGGTTTCAAAGTCCCAACGTCGCAGCCTTCCATCGAACGATCACGAATACCGGCATCGTCGACATGGCGTTTCAGCAGGAGCCGTGGTCGATTCTGTGGGCCGCTCGAACCGACGGGCTGTTGATCGGGCTGACCCTCGATCGCGAACAGGATGTAGTCGCGTGGCACAGACATCCATTCTCGGGCGGTGTCGTCGAGACCGTGGAGTGCATTCCGGCCCCGGATGGCGGCAGCGATGACCTGTGGCTGATCGTGCGCTACACCATCAACGGGGCGACGAAGCGCTACATCGGCTACATGGCCGATCCTGCAGAGATCGGCGACGACCAAGCGACGTGGAAGTACGCCGACATGATGCTGACGTACTCGGGTACCCCGGCGACAGTCATTAGCGGCCTGGACCACCTCGAAGGCGAGACGGTATGGGTGCTCGTAGATGGCGCCCGCCACCCGAACCGCACGGTATCAGGCGGGTCGATCACTCTGCAATTGGCTGGGTCGGTGGTACAGGTCGGATTGCCAAGCCCGGGGACAGTCGAGACGATGGACATTGACGGCGGCAACCCTGCGGGAACGGCACAGGGCAAGATCAAGCGCGCCCACATGATGACCATCCGAGTCCTCAACAGTCTCGGCGGTACGGCAGGGCCAACCGAATCCAACCTGACCGAGATGCGCTATCGCTCACCCTCGGTGCCGATGGGGTCAGCTCCCCCGCCCTTCACCGGCGACCTCGAGCTCGAATGGCCAGGCGACTACGACACCAGCTTGCGTGTGGTGGTGAAGAAGGACCGCCCGATGCCGATCACGCTGGTCGCGATCATGCCGCAGACTGAAGTGCAGACCGGGCGATGACACCACTCGGCCCACGTCTGGGAGCATTGACACTCGGCGAGACACCGCCGCCGGCAGGCCTCGCATCGGTGCTGCGCAGCACGGTCGGCGGGATCTCCGGCGCGAGCAGGCCGCCACGCCGAAGCGCGGCAGGGACGGTCGCGACGGGACGTAGTGATGACGATCTGCCGCCAGGACGGCCGGGCAAACGGTGGTTCGTGTAATCCCATTCGATCGTCGTCATCTGCGGCTACTGCGCGCGCAACAAGCGCAGTTGTCAGACTCGGCGCTCGACGGCCTGGGACACTACGGGGAGGCTCACACCTTCACCGTCGACGGTGCGCCCATCGCATGCGCCGGGCTGGATCTACTCTGGGCCGGCCGTGGGTACGCCTGGGCGATCCTCGATCAAGACGCCGGGCCGCACATGATGGGGATCACACGGGCAATCCGCGCCCTGCTGGATGCGACAACATGTCGGCGGGTCGAGATGGCTGTCGATCCCGCGTTTGCGCCTGGTCTGCGTTGGGCTCGGCTGCTCGGTTTCAGGCGCGAGTGTCTTGCCCGGTCGTTCCTGCCTGACGGTCGAGATGCAATCGTCTTCGTGAGGATCCATGGCCTTCATCGTTCCGTTCATCCCGTACATTGTCGGCGCGGTCGGGGCGTTGTACGCAGCGCAGCAGCAGTCAGCGGCGCTTGAATACCAAGCCAAGGTCAACGAGCAAAACGCCAAGCTCACCCAGCAGCAGACATTCGCCGCCGAGGAGTCGCGCCGCCGTCAGATGGCGCTCGCGATGGGCGACATCCGATCCGAGGCGGTCGCCAGCGGGTTCTCGCCCGGTGGCGGGTCCCTGTTGAATTTGCAGGCCAAGAGCGCGGCCGAAATGGAACTCGACATTCTGACTAGCCGCTATCGCGGCGAACTCGAATCGCTGAGCCTGAACAACGACGCGCAGATGCAGCGCGCAAACGCGAAGTCGTCTCGGACTAGCGGCTACCTCAATGCCGCCGGCTACCTGGCGAGCGGATACGGCCGCTACACCTCGACGCGGATCAACCAGCCAGCCGCGATTTCGCACGACAGCCGCCCGAACCGCGGGGGGTATTGAGTGCCGCGCATCAAGCAGTACGTCAGCCAGGAATCAAGCAGCGGGCGCGCGGCGAATATCTCGCGCGTGGGCTCGCTGCCGGTCGACGCTTCGGGGCTGGTTCGAGGGATCGCCGACTTCGCGAGCGTGCGCGAGAAGGCAATCGCCGATCTGAAGCGAGTGCAAGAGATCGAGCGGCAGAAGCTCGAGCACGACGAGTCGGTGATGCACGTCACCAATGCCGTTTCAGAAGCGACGATCCAGTGGCAGGAACGCCTGCAGCAGAAGCAACAGGAAGCCCCAGCCAACGCCGCGGGGTTCACCGAGTCGACGCTGAAAGACTTTGACACCTGGACGAACGAGAAACTGAACGCCGCGCCTACCGAGCAAGCAAAGAAGCTGCTGGCTCAACGGCTGGAGCACATGAAGGTCGGATTGCATGCCGATGCGTTCAAGTTCGAGATCCAGCAGCGCAACAAGGCATTGTTGACCGACTTCCAATCCGGGCTGGACGCCGATCGCCGTGCAGTGATCGCCAACCCAGGCCTGTTCGCGGAGAAAGCATCGCAGCGCATGGCCACGGCGGATGCGTTGAGTTTGCCTGCAGACGCCAAGGCCAAACTGATCGAGGTGTCGCGCGAAGCGTTGGCCTACGATGCGGCGCAGGGTATGGTCGACCTGGACGCCAGGGGGTTCCTGGAGCGCGTCGGCGCGCGGGCCGCGAAGGGCGCCAAGGGCAGACAGGGAAGCCGCGACCAATCGGCCGAGCAGATGGTGGCCAGTGACCCCGTGCTGTCGAGCCTGAGCCCGGAGAAGCTGCGCGCCACGATCGACCGCGCTTCGATGATAGTCAGCCAGCAGGAAGCGGCCGCTGCGGCCGAGGCTGCTCGACGCCAAGCCCAGGCCGACGCCCTGCAGGCCAAACGCGAGCGCGCAGCCAACCAGGCTTTCACGATCCTGACAGCGTTCACGCTCGACGGACGAGAACCCGACCCCAACAGCCCGTCGGTCAAGTCTCACCTCGAAGCCATCGAGGGCACACCTTACGCAAAGGCGTACCGCGAAATGCTGGCGGAAGCCCCGAAGCGCCGCGCTGCTGCCATGCAGCCGATCGCCGTTCAAGAGGCCGAGCTGAACTCGCTGATGGTGCGCCGCAACGTGCAGGGCACCAGCAAGGAGCTTGAAGACGAGATCAAGCGGCGCGAGCACGTCCTCGCCTCGACAAAGACCGACTACGCCAAGGAACCACTGGATGCCATCGTGGAACGGGGGACGTGGAAGATCACGGCACCGATCGACACCACCAGTATCGAGACCATCAAGGCAGGGATTCCACTACGTCTGCCGCAGGCCGAGGAAGCGTCGCGCATGGTTTCGCGGCCTGGTGAAGCCCCGGCCCCGACATCGCCGCTGAGGGCCGCCGAAGCTCATGCGCTGGCCGCCAAGATCCAAGCCCTGCCGCCAGCCCAACAAGCAGCCCAGGTTGCCGATCTCGCGGCCGTCATGCCACACGGTGCGGCCCAAGCTCTCGCCAAGCAGATCGCCCCGAAGAACCGCGCGCTGTCCCTCATGTTCGCCGCCGGTGGCGCCAAAGGGACGTCGGGCGCCCTGGTGGCCGAGCACATCGCCAACGGCGCCACGGCGATTGCGGACATGAAGGGGGCCGACGTTGGGGAGAAGGGCGACGGCCGCCGACAGGCATTGCGCCGAGACATCATCACCTATCTGGATGGAAAGAACCCTGGCGAGGCGACGATCACCGGGCAGTTTCGGTCAGATGTTATCGACGCGGCGATCTTCATTCAGGCCGGGCTCGAGAAGAGCGGATTTCGCAACGCCGACGCGGAAACGGCCGTTCGCCTGGCCATCGGCGGCGACATGGTGACGCACAACGGCAAGCGCATTCCGCTGCCGGTGGATGGGTACGACAAACTGCGTGATCGGCTGGCCGCCTATCCGACCGAAGATCTGCAACGACAAGCGCCAGACGGCAAAGTGCTGGTGGCTGGCCGGGCGATCCCGCTGCAGCAGTTCATGGCCGAACTACCGCAGGCCATCCTGACCCCAGGCGACGAGGAAGAAACCTACTTCGTGCAGTCTGGGGCCGGGCTGGCGATGAACACCAAGGGCCAGCGGATCAAGGTGAGGCCGCGATGAGCCTGTGGGCCGCCAATGCGGAGCAGATCAGGACCGCGGCCGACAACGCGGCCTACCGGCCCGATGTTCCGCGTGAAACAGGCGTGTTCGACAACTTCGGGTCCGGGTCTGGGCGGTACTTCATGCGCTCAATGGCCGAGGTCGGGCGCGCTGCCTCGATGGCGTTCGCCGCTGCGCCGGTGGCGCTGGACAAACTGGCCGAACTGCAGGGCGCTCAGTACGAAGGCGGCCGGCTGCAGGATCGCTACTTCAAGTTCCACGACGAGGTATTCGGCAACGCTGTCGACTACTGGACGCCGAAGCCGGGCGAGGTCGGCGCGGCCGGGCAGGTGGTCGGCAGTCTGGCCGGCGGGCTGGTTCAATTCTTCGCCAGTCCTGCGGTCATGGTTGGCACCAATATGCTGTCCACGTCCGAGGATTTGGTGCGGCAGGGTGTTGATCCTGGAGCGGCCTTGGTGGCTGGCGACGTGGCCGGTCTGTCTACCGTGGCCGGCATCGCGACCCCCATATTCGGGAAGACCCTCGCTCAACGCATGGCGGCGGGCGCCGTAGGCAACTTCGCCACCAACATCCCTGAAGCGGCCATCAAGCGCGAGGTAGTCAAGGCTGCCGGGGCTCCAGAGGTCGCGGCGCAGTTCGATCCTTGGGATGTCCGGGCGCGCCTGGTCGACACCCTGATGGGGGTTGCCTTCGGGGCCAAGGCGCACCGGGACGCCCGATTGAGCGCAACCCAGGTCGACGCCCTGATGACCGTGAATGCAGCGCGGCAGCTCGAGGAGTCAGCCCTTCCGACACGACCGAGCACAGAAGCCGAGCTTACGGCCGGTGTGGCAAAGACCAGGCAGGCGCTCGACCAGATGCTGCGCGGCGAACCAGTCCACGTTGAAGGCGAGACACCGATCCCGAAAGACATCCCGCCCGAGCGCGCCGAGATTGCGCGCCTCGTGGACGAAGAGATCAAGCCGCTGACAGGTGAGCCAATCGCCAAACCGGAGCCCATCACACCGGAGCCGGTAGGCAAACCGCGCGACCTGCAGGCTGAGATGATCCAGGGGCGAAAGACTCAAGCCGTGTTCGCGCGGCTGCTGGAGTGCTTGGGATGACCGATCAAGCGGTGGTGTTGCGGTTGGAGAAGTCCGGGGACCGGCAGGACGAATTCCGCCGGTTCGAGGCGTCGCTGCGCGAGCTTGTGCAGGTGTTGACCGACATGCTGACGCGCGTCGAAAGCCAAGCGGCTCCAGACCTCGCGCTGCCACTGGTGACGGCCATGATGCCGCTTGTGCAAGCAATGCGCGAGATCCAAGTTTCGGCCCCGCAGGTATCGGTGCCGGTGGATGTCAAGCCGACCATGATTGCGCCCGCCGGCACACAGTGGCGTGTGGCGTACACCCGCACCGCAAAGGGCGGCGAACTGCTTGTGACCAAGCTGTGAGGACCCCATGAGCGACAACCAACTGATCCCCGCTGGTGCGGTCATCACTGCGACGGTGCATGTCACGCGCAAGGCAACTGGGATCACCGAGACATACCAGCTTGTCGGCACGGTGCCGCGCGAGCAAGACGACAAGCCTGTCGAACCGAAGAAGGATGACGAATCATGAGCGTTACACATGGCAGTGCAATCCGCAACACCGTCTGCGATGCGGTGGTCGACGCGATCGACCCGGGTGGCCCGGGCAAGCTGAAGTTTCGTCTGGCCGGCTCGGTGGGTGCTCCAGGCACCGCTGCTGCGACACTGACATTCAGCGCCACAGCGTTCGGAGCCGCGGCAAGCGGCACCGCAACAGCCAACGCGATCACCAGCGACACGGCGGCCACAGGCAATGCGAGCCCGGTGGCGACGGCGACGCTCGAGACAGCCGCAGCCACGATCATCGTGCACTGCGATGTCGGGGCCTCGGTATCCACCTCGGTGACCGGCAGTTCGGGGCAGGCCACGGTCACGGTCGGTTCATCGAGCGGCATCATCATCGGCCAGACCGCCAGCGGCACCGGCATCGCAACCGGAGCCCGCGTCGTCAACATCAACGGCACCACGATCACCCTGTCGATCAACAACACAGGTGCGGTGAGTGGTACCGGCACGTTCAGCAACGACATCAACATGACCGGCGGTCTGACGATCGGGGCCGGAGACACGGTGTCGTGTTCGTCACTGACCTACACAGCGCCGCTCTGACATGCTCCACCTCAAAGGCGCCGCAGCCAGCGCGCAGCAGCGGCTGCGCATCACCTGGGATGCGACCGGGTCACTCGCGTACAACTTCAGCTACTGCGATGCGCCAACGTCGCTGACTTCATCGTCGACGCTCAACCCCGACTCGTATGCGCTGACTGCGTCCATCACCGGCGCGGCTGGTTCGCAGACCATCGCGGACGGGCCAACTTCCGCAGGCACGACACGCAGCCTGATCCAGGGCACGGTGTGGAACGATCACGCTTCAGTCAGCCAGACCGTTACGCTCGACGTCTTCGATGGCACGAATGCTGGCGAGCAATGGAAAGGCGTCCTCGCCCCTGGCGAATCCGTGCTGCTCGACAACAACGGGCAGTGGATCGCCTACGACAACGCCGGCCGGCAGAAGGTGAGTGCGGGCCCTGGTACGTTGATCGGCATGACGGTGCTGACATCTGGCACGACGTTCACCACCAACGCATCGACGAATCGGATTCGGGTCCGGCTGCGTGCGGGTGGTGGCGGCGGTGGTGGTTGTTCGTCCGCTGCTTCGCAGGCGGCATACGGCGGCGGTGGTGCCGAGGGCGGTTACGCCGAGAAGATATTCACGGTCAGCCCGAACACGGGCTACACCTACGCGATCGGCGCGGCGGGTGCTGCCGGCGCGAATACCGGCGGCACGGGCGGCACGGGCGGCAACACGACATTCGCAGTCGGCGCGACCACGGTCACTGCGAACGGCGGTCTTGGCGGCGTCGGCATGACGACGGGCACGTCCCATATCTGCGCGGCAGGTGGTGCGTCACCGGCTGTCAGCACCAATGGCGACTTCAACGGCTCCGGCACCCCCGGGGGTCCGTCGCATCGCTCCGACGGCACGAACGCGGGTCAGTCCGGTCAAGGCGGCGGCATGGGCGGTGGTGCAAGCCGCACGACTGGTGGTGCTGGTGTCGCTGGCCTGACGAATACCGGCGGTGGCGGTGGCGGCGGCGCAGTGCTGAACGGCTCCGGCGCCGTGACCGGTGGCGCTGGCGGTAGCGGCTACATCATCGTCGAAGAGTTCACGTGATGTGTTTCGACTCGCTGCGGCCGACGACATCGCATCGCTCGGGTGGCAGCACTGGCGTGACCGCTGGCGAGGGTGCAGGCCGGGGTGGTGGTGCTGGCGGTACCGGCCAATGGGTCGTGTACGAATACAGCTAATAGCGAGCAGGCGCAATACCTGTTCCCGTGAGCGAGTGAGCTAGGGAAGTGGCCTTCCCAACCAATTCCTTCACGCCGGTCGAGACTGCCAACGACGCGACCGGCACACAGAACCTGACGGTTACTGTCCCGTCTGGCTGCAGGACGCTGATCGTCTGCGTTAGTGATCCGGCACGTGGAGGCATTAGCGCGGTTGCGTGGGACACGGCGGGTGTTAATCAAGCTCTCACGCAACAAGGATCGGCACAACAAGGATCGGGTTCTTTTTACAGCCAGACAATTTGGCTGCTCTCTGACCCAACACCAGGAACCTCGAAGAATCTGCGCGTCACCCAAACGGTGAGTGGCGAAATTGGGGTCACCGTAATTGGGTGGAACGAACCTGTCACCGTCATCAGCAACGGTGGAACTGTTGTTTCTGCTCCTGCTGGTACTGGACAATTCGATACCACCATCAGTGCGATCAGCACCGCAGCCGGCGATGCGCTGGTTAGTTGTTATGGGGATGATGGAGGTACTGCTGAGCTCGCAAGCCCTGGGCCGCAGTTGGTTGCGACGACAACTTACGCAACCCAGTCTACAGGCGGGACCGATAACTGGAATGGCAGCGGCGTTACTGTAGCTAGCAGCGGTTCGACTGCTATCTCCTGGCGCTACACGAGTCACGTTACCGCATTTGGTGACTGTGTCTTCAAGTACGTGGTGCTGCGCGATGCTACACCGTCAACTAGATCGACCCCGCGCGCCAATCAGCGTCGCTCTCGCAAAAGCCGTGCTCACCCAGCGAATCCATTCTTCTGGCGCAACTGGACGGGTGGGCTTTCGTGGCTGTCGTTCTTCAGTCGCGATTTGGTGCTGCTGGATGCAACGTCGGGAACGCATCCGACGAGTGGGGCGCTGTCGGCGGGCGGTAGCGCCGTTTCGGGGGCTGCGGATCACAAGACGCTGCACACCACGACGGGCGCGGCATCCTCTGCGAGCGCGTCTGTCGCAGGGACAGCGGATCACCGAACGCTGCACACGACAATCGGTGCGATTGCGAGCGCCGCGGCGTCCGTAGCCGGAACTGCCGCCCACCAACACGCAACGACCGGCGCTCTGTCGGCAGGACAAGCCAGCACGACCGGCAGCGCGGCGCACCTGACGCTGCACACGTCGACGGGGGCATTGTCCGCGGCGTCAGCGGCAACGGCTGGAACGGCAGCGCACCATCATGCAGCAACGGGCGCAGCTGCCGCGAGTTCTGCGGCTGTATCCGGCAGTGCCGAGCGCACTACTGGCGGGGTCACGCACACCACTAGCGGAGCGCTGGCTGCAGACTCTGCGGCAGTCAGCGGCGCGGCGAACCACCCGCACACCACAACGGGCGCCCTTGCTGCCTCGGATGGGTCGGTAGCAGGCTCGGCTGCGCATCTGCTGCTTCACACCACTACCGGGGCACTCGCCGCGGCGCAAGCGGCAATCGCAGCCGCAGCGGCGCATGAACACGCGGCAAGCGGTGTTCTACGTGCCGATCAGGCGGCTGTTGATGGGGCGGCCACCAGAAGCACGGCCGGTGCGCACGATGCAACCGGCGCCTTGCAGGCCGGCGACTCAGCGGTAGCGGGCGCAGCGCTCGAAACGCCGACGGCCACGCAGGAAAGCCTCGGCGGGAAGCAAACAAAGCGTCGCGTGACGATCGACGATGATCTGTCGGAGATCGCGGCGCTGCTGGCGATGATCTTCGAGGCCGGAGTATTCACGGAGTAGAACATGGGGTCATTGACGAATTGCCTTCGACAAGCCAGCGAGTTCCTGGCGCCCGACCAGCGAGACGCTGTGCTTCAGCGCGCGTCCGAACTGCGGCAACAGGGCATGAAACCGACCGAAGCTGCCAGGCAGGCGATCACCGACACCATGCAGGCCCACAAGACTGGTCTTGGCGAGGTCGAAAAGGCGCTCTCTGAAGGGCGCGCACTTGTTGGGGATCAACCGACCGAGGCGCCGCGCTTCGATGAGAACCTGCGCATCCCGCTCGACGAGTTCGACGCCGCCGGGGAGCGCAAGACCATCAGCGCGAACGAATACGTCGCCAAGGCTGAAGCGGAAGCGTTAGCTGTGAAAGGTACGGCCGAGAAGTTCATGGAGACCGCTGCGGCATGTCTCCTGGGGGTACTGTGATGGCAACGAGAGACTTTGCACGCTGCATCGCGGCTCTGAACCATGCTGCCGGGCGCGAGCTGTCGCCCGAGGAGATCCAAAGCGCATTCGATCGCATCCACAAAACAGCGCTCGACCTGAAGGCGGGCCGAGTGAAGCCTGGCGACGGCAACCTCTCTACCCCAGAAGGCATCATGCAACACGCCGCCAAGCTCGAGGCGCAGAAGATGATTGTCGATGTGGAGCTGAAGGCCAAGCGCGCGGAGATGGACGCGCAGACGGTGCAGCGGCTGCAAGCTGAAGTGAGCGCGATCAAGGCGGGTGGCGTTTCGGATGTCGAGGCGGTGCGGCGTCTACTGGTGAATCGCCCAGACGGACGCGCTGATGCGTTCTCACTGGAAACGCGCTATATCGGCATCAAGCGCTACATGCAGAGTCGCCTGCAAGACACCTGGGCAGCGCTTGGCGATGGATTCATGGACTACCTGCAACGCCCAGAAAAGGCGCGGCTACTGGTGCGCGAGATGAAGGGCGAAGACACAGGAGACGCCATCGCGAAGAAAGGCGCACAAGCTTGGAAGAAGGCGACCGAAGACGCGCGACAGTGGTTCAACGACAAGGGTGGACAGGTCGGGAAACTCGAAGATTGGGGCCTGCCGCAGCATCATTCACAGGATCTCGTCGCGCGTGCGGCAGGTAGTGGTGATCGTGTGGCGAATCAAAAGGCATGGGTCGACTTCGTGCTGCCGATGGTCGACCGCAATCGATATATCGATCTCGCTGGTCGGCAACTGGACGAGCCGGCGCTACGCGAGTTCCTCGGTCATGCCTGGGAAACTATCGCCACCGGGGGCGTCAACAAGATCGAGCCTGGGCAATTCAAAGGCAAGGGAGCGCGGTCGAATCGACACGCGGACGAGCGCTCCATCCACTTCAAAGACGCTGGCGCATTGCTGACGTACTGGGAACGGTTCGGCGACCGCACGCTGCCGGACATCCTGATGGGTCACGTCGACTCCATGGCGAAGGATATTGCGTTCGTCGAACACTTCGGGTCCAACCCGAACGCCACGTACACCATGCTGCGCGACCAGGCGCGCGTCGCCGCAACAACGGCCGATCCCGCGAAGACGGGTCAGGTGTCAAAGGAGATTGCAACACTCGATCGGCTATATGAGTACGCCGCCGGCATCACGAAGCCGGTGGCCGACCAGCGCATTGCAAACGCATTCTCGGTGGTTCATGCGTTGAACACCGCGGGCCGTCTCGGCTCGGCGTTTTGGGCTTCACTGATTGGCGATAAGGTGATGTTCGAGGCGGTCGGGCGAGTCAACAATCTGCCAGTATTCCAGAGCTGGTACAACGAGCTGCGCCTGCTGAACCCCGCGAACGCAGCGGAGCGCCGCGTACTGCGCCGGCAAGCTCTGATGCTCGACTACATGAGCCAATCAATGCAGCGATTCGGCGACGAGATGGGGAAGTCGTCCCTCGCGAACAAGCTCGCAAACACCGTGATGAAGATCAGCGGCATGTCGGCCGTGAACGAATGGCGTAGAGGAGCGTGGGCGCTAACGGCAATGGACGCAATCGGCCACGAGGTGTCGACCAAGAACTTCGATCAGATCGGTCCGCAAGACATGCGGCTATTGCAGTCCTACGGCATCACGGAAGCGGACTGGAAAGTATGGAAGCTCGCGAAACTGGAAGACCTCGGCCACGGTAACGACACCGCATTGACCCCAGAGGCGATCATGCGGATACCGGATGCGGATCTCGCTGGTGCTGGCGACCCCGCATCGGTGCGGCGTGAGGCGATGGTCAAGTTTCTCGGCGCGCTGACGGCCGAGTCGCACAATGCCGTGATCGAACCAGGTTGGCGCGAACGGGCCACGATGTACGGTGGACTGCAGCGCGGCGATCTTCGTGACGAGATCACGCGGTCCTTCTGGCAATTCAAGGGGTTTCCGCTCACGCAGTTCCACAAGATCCTTGACATCGGCATGTCGAGACCGACGACAGGCGGGAAAGTAGCGTTTCTGTCATCGATGCCTGTGGCGTTGACACTGGCCGGCGCCATGATGATCCAGGTTCAAGAGATGCTGGGCGGCAAAGACCCGCGCCCAATGAACGACTGGCGATTCTGGGGAGCCGCGTTTCTGAAGGGCGGCACGCTCGGCATTTATGGCGACTTCCTGTTTTCCAACCAAGGCACCACCCGCTACGGTACGGGGCCGCTCGAGGCTGTAGCTGGGCCAACGATCGGCGCCGCTGCCGACATCGCAACGATTCTCGCCAAAGCCCCTGGCCAGGTGAAGGAAGGCAAGGAGCCGAGGATCGCGGCGCAGGTGCTGCAGACGATGAAGGGGTTCATTCCATTTCAAAACCTCTGGTACACCAAGGCCGCCACCGACCATCTGATCTTCCAAAACGCGCAGGAGGCCTTGAACCCGGGTTACCTCGAAAGCATGCGACGTCGCACCGAACGGGAGTACGGGCAAGATTGGTGGTGGCGCCCAGGGCAAACGACGCCCGAGCGCCGGCCGGACCTCAGCAATGCGATCGGTCGCTAACTGGTGTCTTGCTTCGGCCGCCGCTTTCGCGGTGGTGGCATGGTTCGTCGTCTGCGTGACGATCCCGCTTCTCGTGGCGGACTTGGTGCCGAGTTGGGCTGAGGCGCCTGTAGCCGTTGCGGCAGGCATAGGCGGGGTGTGGTTCGCCCTGTGGTCAATGGCCAGGCTAACGGGGCACAGACGCCTCTGATGGGCAATCCGCGCCCACGTAGGACGGCCACCATACGCGCTGCGCGCGACGCGCATTGAGGGATTGCCGTGACCGTCGAAACCACTACCGCCCGCGTCCAGTACGACACCAACGGAACGACCGGGCCATGGACGGTTCCGTTCTACTTCCTAGCCGACGCCGACATCAGCGTGTTCTATGCTGACGCGGCCGGCGCCGAGACCGAACTTACGCTATCGACCAACTATTCGGTGACGGGCGCAGGCGATCCCAACGGCGGGACTGTCACCACGGTGACGGCCTATGCGGCTGGTGGGACGATCACGGTCATCCGCAGCGTCGAGGCGTTGCAGGAAACGCACTGGCTGGACACCGATCCATTCCCGGCTCCGACCATAGAGCGCTCGTTTGACAGATTAACCCAGCTTGCACAGCAACTGCTCGAGGTGCAGGCGCGCTCGATAGTCGTCGCCCCGTCTGACGAAGTCAACGTCACGTTACCCACTGCTGCGGTTCGAGCGAACAGGCTTTTGGCGTTCGACAGTTTAGGTGGGGTGACATCGAGCGCGGCGCCGACCGGTACGGCTGCGAGCGTATTGGCCGACCTGATCAACACGACAAATAACGCGCTCAACGATGCCCTGATCGGTGTAAAGCGCACCGTGACCGGCGCTGTCGCCACCACCCAGCACGCATGGAATGAGGCGGCCACATACGATGTCGTTCGCGACTTCGGTGCTGTCGGTGATGGCGCGACGAGCGATACAACTGCGATTCAATCGGCCATCGACAACGTGCCGACGGGATCGACTCTCGTTTTCCGTGGAGGGAAGACATTCAAACACGGCCAGCTGATCGTCAATGGCAAGAACCTGACGATCTTTGCGATGGGCGCTACCTTCACCCTCGTTGGCGACAACGCGGGCTGGCTAGTCAAAGGCACCGTGACGCAATTCGACGTGTACGGCGGCGTCTACAACGGCGACAACACGAACCGCGACGCTGACTCGACGAAAGCACAGATCGCCTGGTCGTTCGGCAACGAGTCTGGCGCACAAGTCTCGAACTGCCGTGTCTACGGCGCCTACATCAACCAAGCGAATCAGGGGATCCGGTTCTCCGATGGTCGCGGTGGAGGCGGGACACCCACGACCAACTGCCATGCGTACGGGTGTGTGGTCAAGGGGTCCGTTGGTGCGGTTGGTGGCACCGGCTACGGGTTCCATTTCGCGCTCGCCAACGGCTCGGGCATCACCGGATGCGTGGCGGACGGATGTGGACGGCATGGTGTCTATTTCGCCCAAGGTAAGGGCTACACCGCTACCGACATTCAGGTGCGTAACTGCGGGTCTGGTGCGGCTGTTCGAGGATCATTCGCGATCAGCCGGTCCGCTCAGGTTGCGGTCGCCGGACTGGTCTGCGAGTCGAATCTGGACGTTGGGCTCGTGATCGATACTGACTCGCAAGGCTTGGCCCCAGACAACGTGCTCAACGGTGTGATCGTCTCCGGGTATGAGTCCTACGACAACTCGCTCGGTGACATCCAGATCGCCACGTCCACCAGCCCGTCCACGGATGGAGTTCCGACGAATGTCACGATCGATGGCGCCACCATCAGAGTCAAGGCAAGTTCGACGAACAGCTCGGTTGTCGTGAAGTCGTGCGCCGGCCTCGTCATGAAGGGCCTCAACATCGATGCGTCTGGCGCAGGAGCGAGCCAACGCGCCATCGCGTTGACGGCCACAGGCGGCGCGACATACAGCGCCGACATCGTGATCGAGGCGGACCGCATCAAGACCACGGGAACTGGGTTCGGTATTCAGGTCGAATCGGCCATCGCCACGGGCACCCAGTCGGTCAATCTGAACATCAAGCAGTTGACCGGGGGCGGCACCGAATACGACTTCGTCGGCGGCGAGGATGCTGCGACCAACAACAACATGACCTACCGGAAATCGAGCGGTCGTGCAGGTCGAACCTACAGCAGCAGCGGGAGCCTGATTACCATTCCAGTAGGAGGTATCACCGACCTGACATTCAGCCCAAGCGGTGCGACGACCGTCTCTCAATTCTCCGGTGGGGTGGAGGGAGCACGAATCGATCTCTTCTTCACGAACGCCAACACCACGTTAAAGGCCACGAATTTCTACTTGGCCGGCGCGGTGGATTTCGTCAGCACCGCACACGATTGTCTTTCGATGCAGTATCGTGGCGGCGCTTGGCGCGAACGGTCGCGCAGCGTCAACTAAGGAGTTCGCGCGATGGACAACTTCCTTCTGGTTCTGCTCGTCGGCGCCCTACTCGGCGCTGTCGCTCTCGGGCTTTCGGTGTACGCCGTCGTGCGCACCAATCCGCAGTACCGCAGGCTGCGCAAAGCGGGCATGGGGCGCATGCGCGCGGTGCAAACCCTCATCGGTGGTGGCGGTGGGCCGCCGCCTGACCCGTAGCCATGAAGCCATGGCAACTTCTCGTCCTGCTCGCCGCGGTGTTCTACACCTACGACTATTTCCCGCTGCGCGCGGCCACGGCTATGGCGTTCCTGGGCCTGCTGTGTGCGGTGCTGCTGTGGACGATCCGCGGCCCGCGAACTCGCGTGATGTGGCCTATCTGCATGTTTGGCGTGGTCGAAGGGCTTGAAGTGTTCGGCTGTCAACTCGCTCTGAATTGGGTTCCTCGAGACGCGCCGCGGTTCCACGGCGTTTGCGAGGCATACACCGGATTGCCAATGTACGGTTGGGGGATCAGTGCATTGGCGTTCCTCGCTTACCTTGTCGCAAAGGAGATCCCCGATGGCTGATGCCGCAACACCCAGTCTTGTCGCAGCTTCTGCTGCCGCCGCGTCGGGCGCCCTGTCGATCCCGGTCCTCGCGACCGCGATGGGCCTTGATGCGGCATCGATGGGCTCCGGCCTGCTCGGTGTGGTGATCGCGCAGACACTGCTGCCGCGCACGACGCAGAGCATCCTTTCGGTATCGGGGCTCGCGGTCGGGAGCATGCTGCTGGCGAGCATCAGTTCACCGTTCGTCGCGCCGGCGCTGATCAACAACTTGCCGAACTGGCAATGGCTGCAGCTTGTCGAGCCTGGGCACGTCAAGGCTGCGGCAGCCACATTCGTCGGAGGGTTCGCGCAGCCGCTTATGCTGTGGCTGCGAGTGCTGGTCGGCCGGTGGTTGCCCTCTGCCACGCCGAGCGCCGCCCCGAAGGAGTGAAGCGATGGATTTCGTCGGTACAGTGAATTCGATCGCCTGTTTCGCCCTGCTGGCCGTGTTACTGCCGGCAGCCCACGTCGCCCACAGATGGCGCCACCGGCTCATTATCATCGTGATGGCGGTGTCGTTGGCCCTGCAGATGATCGATCCGGTAGCAGAGTGGTTGCCCGACATCGCGTGGCCAGGGGCGTTGCTCAACGTCGCCATGGCCATCATGATTGCGGTGTGGCGCGAGGATGTCTGGCTGCTGGTGCGGATCAAACTGAACGGCCGGGGCGACAAGCTCTGCAAATGCAGCGAGAAAATTGCAGGTCCTGATTCAAGCGACGCGGCGCATGCGCACTGACACGGCCCGCCTCGGCTGGCTCGCCGCCGCAGTCTGGCTGACCCTGCTGGTGTCGATCTGGCCCGGCGCAGCCCGTGGGCAGGCCGCCAGCGCTCCGGTAGCGGTTGGGTGCCACCCTGCATCCATCCCGTTCGCTGGCGCCCGCATAGCCCTGCCCTGGGGCACCGGCAGCGATGCCGTGGCGGTCTCCACAGACAAGGCGTCCGGCCTGTTCGCCTGGTGCCCGCAGCCCACGCCAGCTGGATCGTGGAACATCGCGGCCTGGCAGTGGAACCTGACCGGCGCCGCCCTGCCGCTGGTCGACCTGCGCGCAGCCTATGGGCGAGTGCTGGCTGCATCCTCGCCGGCCTCAGCGATCGATGCCGAGGCTGCCCGGCTGCGGGTGCCGCTGACGGACGACATGCAGCGCTACGAGGTGCGCCGGCTGGTCTACACCGCATGCCTGACCCTCACGACGTTCCCGGTGCCGGTCAACTTGCCCGCGCCGGCCGGGCCGTGGCGGCAGGGTGTGGACTTTTTGCCCAAGGCTGACGGCACGCCGTTCTGCGGACTGCCGCCGGTCGCTCCACCGCCGCCACCGCCGCCCGTTGTGGCCTATGTGGTGACGGGCTCCGCGGCCTACCCGGTCAACCCGGACGGGAGCCGGTCGATCCTGTCGATCGCGACGAAGCCTACTCTCGGTAGTCCGTGCGATTGCGTGGCGAAGCAAATCATCAGCGCCGCCACCGGCGCGCGCTACTGTGCAGTGACAATACCCGGAGTCACGCAGCTGGTGGTGGCCGGCTGCAGCGTCAAGAAGTGAGGAACGATGGCCACCGAACTGCAGCAGGTTCTCTCAGTGCTTCGACGCATCGAGCGGAACACCCTTCTTCTTCAAGTGCAAGGAATCGACATCATGGCAACAGCTCAGGAAATGCAAGACAAGGTCGACGCGCTGGTCGCTGGCCAAGCCGAGGCGAAGGCCGACGCGCTGCGTCACGAGACGCGCACGAACGAGGCAATCGCAATGATCCAGGATCTGCGGCAAGCGATCATCGACCTGCAGTCGCAGCAGAGCCCGATCACACAGGCGCAGCTCGATGCGATGGTGCTCAAGCTCGATACCGGCCTGGCGGATATGACGGCAGCGAACACGCAGCGCGATGCAGCTGACGCAGCGCTGGCCAGCGGGGTCGCTCCACCGGCGCCGTAGGTCATGGGCTTGCTCGACGAACCGGTTACCGCCGACTTCCACCTGTCGGAGTTCATTGTCAGCGACACGGCGGCACGCCTGGGCATCGACAACACGCCGCCAGCCTTCGTGCTCGCGACTCTGCGCAACGTGCTGATCCCGGCCATGCAGGGCATCCGCGAACTGCTGAAGACGCCGGTCATCATCAAGAGCGGGTTTCGGTGCCACGATCTCAATGCGGCCGTCCGCGGGTCGCCGTCGAGCGACCATCTGTCCGGCCACGCTGCCGACTTCGTGAGCCCGGCCTTTGGGCCGCCGAGCGCGATCTGCGCCTTCCTGGTCGAGCGCATGCCGGAGGTGAAATTCGATACCTTGATTCACGAGGGTGGATGGGTTCATATCTCGTTCGCACCGAGGCGCAGGAATCTAGTGCTCACCGCTCACTTCTCCGACAATGGAGTCACGTACACGCAGGGTCTGACGTAGTGCCAGCAAGAATCGACTTCCCTCCGAACCGGATCGCCGACAGGTACTGACGGCGCACTTCAGCGACCACGGGGTGAGCTACACAAGGGGACTCGCATGATCACCCGCGTCGTCGTCGCCCTCATCGTCGCCGGCCTGCTCGCCGCCCTCGGCTGGAAAGCATTGGAGCAGCGCTACGCCGAGGGCTACAAGGCAGGCGTCGCCGACCTGGACGCCAAGGTGCGGGCCGAGGGCGAAAAGGTCACAGCGGCCCGCGCAGCCCTGTCCGCGGCCAAGGCTGAGGCCGCCGCATCCGCCGTCGAGGCCTACCGGATCGAGGCCGCCGCTTTGAAGGAGAAGGAAGATGCCGAAACGACTGCCCGCCTGGCTGATCAGCAGCGCACTATTGGCCGGCTGCGCGGCTCCCTTGCCGCTGCCGGTCGCGGTCCCGTCCGTCCGGATCCCGGAGACGCCTGCGGAGCTGAAAAGCTACGTGCCTTCGATCTCGACGCCCAGCTCCGAGAATGCCAAAGCGTTTCTGTCGAGGTCGGAGAAGCTCTTGCAGAAGCTCGAGGCATCATCGCTCAAGACCAAGCAGCTGCTCGAGCAGACGCCGCGATGATCAGGCTGGCGCAGCGGTGGGCGGCGGCTGTTCAGGTTGGCGAGGCTCCGTGATCTGGGCGCGCTGGCTGTAGTTCATCTCACCCCCTTGAGCTTGGGTAGGATGGGCTCGTTCGGTTCCCGCAGCCCCGCATTGAAAGGCGCCCCGTTCCCGGCGGGCAAGCCGACTACGGCGCAGCACAGCGCGCACCGCGGCGCACCCATGCGCGAGAAGATGCCAGGCATATGCAGCTCCGCGAACATGCCGCACGCCGTGGCACCGTGCCCCCAGATGCGATCGTCATCCGCGAAGCTGATCGCCGCCACGCGGTGCAATGTCTGGCGGCGCGGCGTCTGCCACCAGCGCATGCGCCAGTCGGCTCCGAACATCGGGAGATCCATCGTTCACACGCTCGATGGATTGACTCCGCCGCCGTCCGCTCCCGCTTCCTCGACCTTCGCGCCCTGCCCGACCAGCCGCACGAGGTCGTCCTGGCTCGCGACCTCTGCCGTCAGCGTGTCGAGTGCGACGTGGCGCAGCGCTTGGGCGTTGTTGGCAGCGCGCACAAGGCGGGCTTTCGGGCCGTCGCGAAGTGGGCGGACGATGTAGATTCGTTTGCTCATGCTGCTGTCTCCGATGCCTGCGCCGCCGCGACTTCCTTCTCGCGGGCTTGGTATGTCTCGCGCAGCACGTACACGTCGGCCGGCGTCATCTGAGACTTGAGCTGCGGCGTGATCTGCTGGCCGATCGCCTTCAGTTCGGCGGCCGTCTTCGCAAGTTGGATCTTCGCGGTCCACTCGCGCATCAGGTCGTCGCTGCGCTTGGCCCTTGCTTGGTCATCGTCAGCGAGGCGCTCGGCATCCGCCGTCGCGGTCTCGTCTGTCGTCGGCACATGCGCTTGCGTGCCGCCGAGCAGGCCAAGGAGCGGCTTGCACAGCGTGTCGAAGTTCGGGTTGATGAATGACCGTCCTGCCAAAACGCCCGTGCGGTCTTTCTCGGCGTAGGCGACGATCTGTGCGACCTCGTTCGTCTTCTTCGGCTTGATCGCTTCCATGCGGATCAGGATGTGCGGTTCGTACGGCGTCTCGCCCTCGGCCTTCATCTTGACGCCGACCGCCTTGAGCTCGTCGGTCTCTTCGTCGGTCGCGTACTCCGTGCCCTGACGCCCGCAGAAGATGACGTGCATAGGGCTCGACAGAAGGGTTGTCATCAGTTCCTTGTACGGTTTCTTGATCTTGACCCATGCGTGCATCGGGATGCTGCCGACGCTGGTCTGCTTGCCGCTGTAGGCCGCGATGCAGGCTTCCCATAGGTGCGTGACGGAGTCGATCACGACGGCGCCGTAGTCGTCTGGTTTCAAGCCGCGCACTGACGCCAGCACTTCGGTGATGCTCTTGGTGTAGAGCGCATCGAAGTCGAATTCCTCCGGGTGCACTTGGCGCGTCGGCACGGCCTTGCAGTAGAAGTCCGTGCCGTGTTCGGTGTCGACGTAGGCGACGCGCTTGTTCGTGAGTTTTCCGAGGCCTTCCGCCAACAGTAGGGCGGTGAAGGTCTTCCCACTACCGGGCGGTCCGTAAATGCCCATCTTCAATGCGGCCTGTTCGGCCTTCGCTTTTCTGAATCCAGCCATTGAGCAATCCCCTTTGGTTAGCTACTTGGCGCCGCGATCCGCGCGGCTCGGTCTTCGGTCATTTGAACCCGCGGACGAACCGCCACAGCCGCTCCCACAGCGTCGGCCGCGTCGGGATCGGGCGCACGTAGTGGCGCGGGTGCAGGTAGCCGTGGTAGTGGACTTTCACTCAGACTCCAATCGCGAACTTGCACGCCAGCGCGACCAGCGCGCAGACAATGGCCAGCGCCAGCAGCGCCAACTCCCCGAAGCGCAGCGGGTTGCGCGGCGGGCGCTCGATCGGGTCGGCGTAGTCGCGCGGGTAGGCTTCGGCCAGGGTGCGCGGGTGGCGGCGGGTGGTGGGGGTGTTCATGACGGGAACTCCTGCACGCGCAGATCGCGCGGCCACTCGTTGACATCGCCGCCCTTCTGGTGCGCTAGGTTGACCTGGAACGTTCCATGCCCGGTGTCGCCACCGAAGGTGACGCTCGGCGGCCAGCGCGATGCATCGTCTGAAATGCCATTGAACTCGGGCCGCGCGCCCAGTTGCTTGACGTGCACAGCCACGCCGGCCGCCTTGCACTGTTGCACGATTGAGCGGACCCACTCGACGTGAAGTGGCCGCGCGTGCGGGCCGCTTTCGCCGCCGCAGATCACCCACCCGACGCGATCGGCGCGCAGCCAGGGCTGGAACTCGGGCGGGCACTTCACGCGAAGATTCACCTGCCCCAGCATCGGCTCGATCGACACGAACCGCACGCGCGCCGGCACGGCCAGCAGCTTGTTGATGTCGCGGTCGGCCTCGTCTTGGTTGATCACGGTGGCGCCGAGCCAGGCATTCGCCGGCGGCGTGCCCATCAGCCACCCGGCGACCCAACGAGTGAGCGTTGGGTCTGGGTGCGGCTGCGAAAGCATATGCGTTTGCGCTCCGAACAAGCGCGGCTTCCAGTTCCCGATCCGCTTGGTCAGCAGCAGCCAGTCGAGCTCAGGCGTGCGCCTGATCGTGTCGAGCAGCCGGACGAACTCGTCCAGCGGGGCGTCGAGGTCGAGCCAGTCGCCCATCGAGGCGCAGAAGACGCGGCGCCGCGAGACCTTCGCGCGCTCAGATCCGCAGTGCCCACATGTTGCGAACTCCGATCGGCGGTTCGCCTTGCTGCTGCTGCTGTACCTATTGCCGCAGTCGAGGCACTCGTACCAGATCGCGCGCGCCCACTTGAGCGGCATGTTCCAGTGCTGGTCATCGAACGTGCGCCGCTCGCTGCCGACGCCCCACAGCACGCGACCGGGCTCGAAGCGCTTGGCGTCGCGCTCAGCGTAGCAGTGGTCGCAGGCGGGGCTCACCTTCTGGCATCCCCACCACGGGTTGAACGTAGCGTCGCACCAGCTGATTCCGGTCTTCTCAGCCATGCGTCGCCCTCGCTTTCTCGATCGCCGCCGAGGCAGCCGGTACGGACTGGATCATGCCCAGGGTGTGCACCGCTCCCTCCGCGAACGCCACTTGCGCGAGCGCGAGCAGGAGGTCGCGGCGCACCGCTGGCGTCATCGTGCCGGCGGATGCGGCCAGGCGCTCGATCGCGCGTAGGGTGGCGTCGCTTAGGTCGTTCATTCGCCCCGCTCCCGCGCCTCGCGCGCTTCCTTCTCGACCATGTCGTCGCGCTCGACCACCCGCTCTTCGGCGTCGAAGTACCCGTCCCACTCCGGCGTGTGCATCGCAACGAGCATGTCGGGCGTGTCCGGGTAGTTCAGGAACCCGCGCTCGTAGGCGTCCGCATCCGCCTGCGAAAGAAACGCGCGGTGCCGGCCGCAGTTCGCGCGGAACCAGACCGGGGTGATCGCGGCCTTGAAGGTCGGGCTCAGGTTCGGGTCGTTGCGGAGGAGGTCGAGGATGGTGCGCATGTGGTCTCCGATCAGTGCGGTATCACTGTGTCACTGCGCGGCTTGCAGTGCAAGCTATTTTTCGCAATCCCGACTTGCATGCAAGGGCTTGCACCGCAAGCGCAGCGATGCTATCGTGACGCAATGAACATTTCAACTGCGATCAGACGGGCCGGAAACGTCTCCGCGCTCGCGAGGCTGCTTGGTGTGAAGCGCCAAGCCGTGCAACAGTACCGCATTTCTGGGTTGCCAGACGCGAGGCGCGAGCAGCTTCGAGCGCTGCGGCCGGATTGGTTCAAGGCGGGCGGCAAATGAGGCGCTATTTCGGCAATACGCAGCCGAAGCGGCTTTATGTCGCAGAGCTTAAGAACGCCTGGCTGAAGGTTGGTTGCAGTTGGAATCCGCCCAGCCGGTTGCTATCGTTTCAAGGTCGTTGGCGGGCTAGGCGGCATTGGATGAGTGGTCCGCTGACTGATTGGGTTGTCGTTGAAGCGTTGGCGCTTGTGCTAAGCCGGCCCGCCGTGCGGGCTCGGCTTGAGCGAGGAGTTATGCAGCACCCCAACGAAAGGACAACATGAACACAGAAAGAATTGAACGCATCAAGCTGGCCTGGGCGCTTTTGTGGTCCAGCG